TGCACACTGGCTCGACAATCGGAAAACAATAGGCAATCAGTAAAGATCAAATAAAGAATGAAATAAAAAGATATCGAATAGTTGAAACTTGAAGTATTACATCAAGTATTCGATAGAGTAGGCAAGTAATAGTATAGAAAACAATAAGTAATCAAGAGGGGGACACTAGGGCCACCCCACCCCCCCTACTATATATATGACTTAATGCACAAATTTTTGTAATTTTGAAGGTTTTCAGGTAAAATCTGGCTAGACTCCTATTAGTATACTTATAGTATTATACTTATAGTATAATTCTTATAGTATTTACTATTAGTATATATACTATTAGTATAATCCTTATAGTATATACTTATAGTATAATCCTTATAGTATAATCCTTATAGTATAATCCTTATAGTATAATCCTTATAGTATATACTTATAGTATAATCCTTATAGTATAATCCTTATAGTATATACTAATAGTATAATCCTTATATTGTATTTTTTTATTGTATTTAGTATTTTTTACTTGACAAATTCTCATAGAACAGTATAATTATAATTATATAGATGATAATAAGCATCTGTCTTCATCCTAAAATAAAAACTACTGACAGGCTAACAAATCATCTATATACAGAGGTATCAAGGAACCCTTTGGGTTCTCCCTCTGGTGGGGAGTGTTTAAAAGTGCAAATAAGTAAGACACTTCCATGGTTATAGGAGTAATTCCGGCTCCTGCTCCCCACCACCCCTTTCTTTCTGCACATAGTGCCATCAGGAGCATATCTTGTCTAAAATCAAGGAGCGTAGTTCAAAAATTGCAAAGGTAATGAAGACAAAAAAACTTAAACCTAAATCTGGTAAAAGAGTAACCAAGGAGCATAGCTCTAATCGTAAACAAGCTGTGGCTATAGCATTAAGGAGTTCTAAATCATGACCTGCTCCTGTAAAAACTGTAATAATAGTAACTGTCAATGCACAGCAGAAGTTTGTGATAATGAAGAATGTAATTGTAACTGCCATCATCAAAGAGAATTAAAAAAACATACACTATACGAATCAAATGAATAATAATAATGTACAAACAAGAAAACTGACAGAACAACAGGAAACCTTTCTCAGTACTCTCATTGATAACGGTGGTCGAGTAAAGGAAGCTATGGAGGTTGCAGGATACCATCCGGGTTCTCGTAGCAATCTCATCAAAGCAGTCAAACATGAAATTATAGAACGTACTCGTCAGCATCTTGCATCTTCATCAGTACAAGCAGCCAACCGATTGATTGAAGGGCTGGATGCTGACGGTACAATTCCCAGTTCACAAATGGAGGTCCGACTCAGAGCAGCAAATGATATTCTGGATAGAACGGGTGTAAGCAAGAGACAAGAGATTGCAACGGAATCTAAAGTTCTACATGGAATTGTTCTATTACCTGCCAAGAAGGAACAACAGAACGTATGGCTAGACCAAGATTAGGACCGGGAGAAAAAGGTAATTATAATATTTCTCGTAAGGAAAAAGCAAAAAGAAGCCTGAAGAGAAAGATTAATCACCAGAAACGAGAACGAGAGAAGCTACAGACAAAAGCAAAAAGCAGAACTGCAACAAAAAAAGAAGCTGAAAAAGCTCTGAACATTCTGGAGAACGGAGGATTACTCAAAGAAGAGACAGTTAATAATCTTCCACCCACAGTAAAGGAAGCACTGGACGATGGCATAGATATTGCCTTTCAACCTAATGACGGACCTCAGACAGAGTTTCTAGCTTCTCCAGAAAAAGAAGTGCTCTACGGTGGAGCAGCAGGTGGTGGCAAGTCATATGCAATGTTAATGGACTTGCTTCGGTATGCAGATAACAGCAACCATCGTGCTTTACTTCTAAGAAGAACACTGGCAGAACTGACAGAGCTTATAGATAAAAGTAAACAGATTTACCCGAAAGCTTTTCCCAGAGCTAGATTTAAAGAGTCTACAAAAACATGGGAGTTTCCAAGTGGAGCCACGGCTCTCTTCAGTTATGTAGACAAAGATGATGATGTATACCGATATCAAGGACAAGCTTTTACTTGGATTGGTATAGACGAGCTAGGACACTATCCAACTCCTTACGTTTGGAACTATCTAAGATCAAGACTGAGAACGACTGATCCTAAAATAGAAACATACATGAGGGCTTCATCCAACCCCGGAGGAGCAGGAGGTTGGTGGGTCAAGAAGATGTTTGTAGACCCGTCACCACCAGCAAATCCCTTCTGGGCTACGGATATAGAAACAGGTAAAGTACTGACTTATGGCAGAGTACATGCAAAAGCAAATCAACCTCTGTTTCAAAGAAAGTTCATACCTGCTCGACTGACTGATAATCCACATCTGGCAGTAGATGGTGAGTACGAGGCAATGCTTCTCTCACTACCAGAAGTAGAACGAAAGAGACTTCTCTCTGGTGATTGGGATGTAGCAGAGGGAGCAGCCTTTCGAGAGTTCAGTAGGCAGATTCATGTTATTGATCCAGTTGAGATACCGTATAACTGGGTACGAGTAAGAGCTTGTGACTATGGATATTCAGCCCCTTCCTGTGTTCTGTGGGGAGCTATAGATTGGGATGATAATATCTGGATATATCGAGAGCTTTATGTAAAGGGACACACGGGAGAACAGTTAGCAGACCTTATACTACAGATGGAAGCAGACGATCCTAGAATGTATATTGGTATACTGGACAGGTCTTGCTGGAATCGTACAGGACATGGTATAAGTGTTGCAGAAAGTATGATACGACGAGGAGTACGATGGGTTCCATCAAACTCTGACAGAGTGAACGGAAAGATAGAAGTACATAGAAGATTACAGACAGATGATTATGGCAATCCAAGACTGAGAATGTTTAATACCTGTACTAATCTTGTCAGAACACTTCCTACTCTTCCTATCTCTAAGACGAACAGTGAAGATATAGATACACGAACAGAAGACCATGCATATGATGCATTAAGGTATATGGTAATGAATCGACAGACAGCTTCTTCTTTGTATAATTTCAAGTTTCATACCGACTCTGCACCTGCTATGGAAGATTCTGTTTTTGGATATTAGGAAGCGTAGCTCTAAATGTTTTTATATATAGAAAAGTATATTTCAAGTTTTAAAAGAAAATTAAGAAAATATAAGAAGAGATTTATTATGTTTAAAAAGAAAATTAAAGGTAGAAAATAATGGCAGTACCGATAGTATGGGCTTTATTGTTAGTAGGTGGACGTTTTGCTATAAGACCTTTAGCACAAGTTGCCGCAAAAAATTTACGTTATGTTAAAGCTCATATAAATAGTGTTAAGAAACCTCCTCTTACGGGAACACCTCAAAATCCAAACGGTGTTATTACAAAAGCAGGTAATCTTTCAAAAGCAAAAAATATAACACCTGTAGGAACACCCGGATGGAGTGGAGATTTCTTAAAAGCAGCATTAAATCCAAAAGCTGCTAATTTAGTTACTAAAATTAGATTATATGGAACTAAAAAAGCTGCTGCACAATTAGCTGGTATGGGTATTAGTATTGGAGCATTAGAGGCTACAATAGACGATAATGCTGAATATCAAGACCCTCGTATTCCTCGACGAGAAGATCGACAAGCTATGATAGATGCAGAACTAAGACGTAATCGTGTACAAGCAGGTCGAAATATAGCAGAGTTATATAGACGACAGCTTGCAAAAGATAATCCGGGTTTAAATCCTGATACCTTTATAAATGCTGCTTTAGGTAGACGAAGACAACCTAGAGGATCAGATTTTATAACAGAGCAACGAATAACAGCAGAAAAAGAAGCTATAGCAGAAGCCGATTCTTCTAGTCCTAAATTTACTTCAGCAGAACTATCACCCTATAAAAAAGTAGCTGAACCCGGATTGGGACAAAAGTTATTTGGCCTTCGTCGTTCTGCACCTGAAATAGAAAGAGATGTTACATATACTGATTTAAAAATGCAAGGTCGTGATGAAGAAGCAGATAAATA